CTGAAGTTGTTCGTCCGCGTTATGGATGTCGCTGTCTAAAGGCCTCGTCGGTTACTCCTGTGGGGATTAATTGCGTTGACCATTGATGCTGTACCAATCTGTGTTAGATACAGCAAAAAATATGCTTGAATAATTTTGCGCTATTGATGCAGATGTTGTGTTGTTTATCGCATCTGAACCAAAAGGGTAAACTGCTATTGTATTTGCGCCAGAGTTAACAATAAAAACAACTGCGCCCATTTCACACTTCATCAATTTTACGCCAGTAGAAGCCGCAGCGGTACTAACAGCGTTAAAAACTGCAACCAGACTAGTTGCGTTACCGGCAGAGGTACCCGCCGCTGTAATGCCGCTTGCACCGTCACCGCAGATGGAGATGGTGGCAAGACTGTTAACACCGGCTCCTAATACCCTAGACGGGAGAGCCATCACGCCACCATGTCGAGCGCGTGGCGCTCCTCAATGATGGCGGCAATCAGCCCCGGCCCCTTGGCTTCGACCGTGATTTCCGGCATCACGGAGTAAATCATCTGAAACTCATTAGCCTGCTGCGCCATCGCAGCATTGCAGGTGAACTTGCGCTTTTCTGCGCCTACATACACATCCATTGTCGGGCCGGTCATCTCGCCGGTAAACCGCTTAATGCCGTCAGCCCGATTGCAACTGTCGTATCCGTACAACACAAAGTTGCGGAACCCAAACAGGTACCCGATGTTAATAGCACGCATCCCCGAGGTGGTGCCGCCGCCAACTGCCAACTTACCAGCCCCCAGCGCCTTCATCTCCGGCCCTTCAGCCCATGAGTGCCACAGGACGACCTTGCGCTCTTTCAGCGTGTCAAAGGTAGCCGGGGGGCAGCGGGAAGCAACAAGATAGGTGGTGTGCGCGTTGTGGCGCTGTATGCCGCTCGTGCGGTCACGGGGGTCAAGGTTGACCCACAGGTCAGGCTCTATGCCGTTTTCGCACAAGAAATCGTGTGCCGCCTTTACAGCGACGATAGGACGACCAGCCTTCTGATGCGCCCGAATTTCCTCAACAAAACTAGGCATTGACCACCCACTCGCTACACACACGAATGTTCCATCGTGTGTGCAGAGAGCGGGGGCCAACTCTGGCAACCCACGGGCAAGCGACGAGCGGATGTTGGAACAGAGTTCCTCCGGTTTGCCAGCCGCCTGCACCGTGAGTTCCAGTTTTTGCATGGTTACGGGGTGGCGTTAGCCGGTACCGGGATAACCATGGTGAAGGCTGCAACCGCAGTCATAGCCGAGGTAGCCGAGGCAGTCACTTCCGTGACCACGCCAGCGACCATAGCACCCGAAACGGTAGCATCATCCAGACGACCTTCGGTGCTGGTGGTGTAGAGGGCAACTGCCGGTTGGCAAGAAGCCGACACATTCACCCGCACCTTGCCGCCCAACTGCACCCAACCGTAGTAGCCGGACGCAATCGACACCTGCGCGAAGCCGATACGCTTAGTATCAGCAACACGCGCAGTCGTTGCGTTGGTCACAATGTTGGTCGCAGGGATGCAAACAGCGTTGTACTGCGAGATGACCGAAGCCGCCTGCACATACACCGCCAAGCCACCATCATCAAGCGTCACAACCGTTCCGACATTTACGCCGGGGGCTGAGTCGGTATAACCGAGAGCAGGGTACGCAAACCCGTTAACAATAACAGTCATTTTCGTATCCTCAGTTAATCAACACGCCGCAGAACTGCGGGCCAGACGAGGTAAGGTTACCGGCCCAGCCAATCAGTTTCACGATAGCGTCTTGGTTAACGGCCTGTCGCTCGCCGCCAATCGGAACAAAGTTTCTATCTTTGTGCGGCCGGAACATCAGGTACTTAGTATTAAGGAAGAACATGTGGTTGGAATTGCCCGAGCCGCTGTTATACGACGACGAACCAATACCACCATCAAGCACCACATCCGAAGCCATGCCAGCGCCGAAATACTTCAGCGAAGCAAAGCCAGAACCAGCCATGCCACTACCGCTATCGGTAATGCGCTGGATGGACTGGAGGCTCTGGAGGTAGAACTTGTAGTAGTTGGAGTCCGCAACGATAAGGTCAGGCTTATCCGTACCACGAATCAACTGCACCGCAATCGCATCCATATAACCTTGGATGTTGCTGCTAGTGACAGCGCCCGTGCCGTCGCCCGTAGCCGAAAAAGCCACAGAACGCCAGAACGGCCACGACGCACGGTTGATTCCACCATACGTTCCGGTTGACGGCGAATCAGGCACCGCGGCCGCGAGGCCGGTGAGGTTTTTTCCTGCATTCCCGGTACCGTCGCCATACAGGTCACCGCTGATGCGGTTCGCCATCTGCGCTTCGGCAACTTCCATACGACCATCGAGCAGGTCGATGATGGCTTCCTTACCCGAGTTCTGAATCATCTCCAAACCCGAGATGGACACAGCAGACGCATACTGCGTGATGCTGAACTGCGCCGCAGAGATGGGCGAGTTTTGGCCGACGTTTAATACTTCGTATCCCGAATAGGAACTTGTATTATTTGTCGTTGCATCATTATACATGATTTCCTGCAGAATCACGGAACCGCCCGAAAATGTCTTCACATTTCCGCGCTCCTTTAATCGACGAAGCAACGCATTGTTGTTCGTCACGTTGTCAGCGAGTTCACCGCTACGGCTTTGGATGTTAGTAGCGATAATGTCGCTGATACTGGAATTGGCGTAAGCCATTTCAATCTCCTATATCAGTTGGTTACAACCGCGAGTTGGATTCTTCAAATGCTTCTTCCAACATTGCGCGGCGACTATGCGCTTTGGGAGCCGTGTTAGTTCCGGGTGTGGAACCTCTGACGCTAACCGCAGCAGCCCGTGCAATCTTTACTGCACGGTTTTTCTCTGTTGCTTGACGATGTGCAAACTCTGCCTGTTTGGTTGATTGCACCTTGTCAAACAAATCCGAATTCAACCGGATTGATTTCTCGTAAGCCTCGTCCAGCGTTTCAGCAACCCCAGATTGGAGCAACTGAATCATCGTCGGACGAACCTCCTCAAAATGTTCGGCTGTCATCGAAAAACTGTTAATTTCACTTAGCATGGTCTGGTTTTCAGCCATTTCCTGCTGTTGCTTCCACCCCATGACCTCGCCACGGACGGTGTTCAGTTCGTTTTGCAACTGATACACCATCGGGTCGATGGAGGGTTGGGCAGTCTGCTGCCCACCCTGCATGGCTTGGTTGAGGTTAATGCCGTAACTCGCAGCCAACTGCGTTAGGTACTGCATCTTCTGCGCTGGGGGGCTGTTACGCAGCGTGTAGTCAGCCTGCGCGAGAGCGGCAACCGCCTGCTCTGGCTTTAGCCCCAAGCCCTGAATGGTCGGCAGGTACGGCTGTAGCGCATCGTTCATCGCATCAGCAAACTGCGCCTTAGAGAGCAGCGGTTCTACACCGCGCTTCATCTGTTCTTCGCGCTGCCAAGCGTATTCCTGCATCTTGGGGTCAGCCTTCGCCCAGTGCTCGTGGTATTCCTTCTTCCACGAGGCAGGCGGCTTACGCCACAGGGGTTCTTCGGCGGCTTCAAAGGGCTGTTCTTGCGCTTGAACTTCGGCAAAACGCCCTTGCCCGTCGCGTTCCTGTGAAGGGGTTTCCTCGCTTTGCTCAAACTGCTGTTCGAGCAATTCCTTGCGGTCGAGCGTCTCTACCTGTGGGGTCTGTTCCATTACCGTCTCCTGTGGGGGTCGTGGGTAAATCGGACTTCATCGCGCAACCGCGACAACAACCGGTTAGCATCTGAATGAGTCATGCTCGCCAACTGGTGACGCAGCACATCTACTCTATTGTTCTTGGGTGCCTGCTTAGTAACAAACTTAATTGGGTCTTCGTTACCAACCTCCACGCAGCCGTTAGCCTTTAGGTGCTGACGGTGGTGTGAACGGGAGGTAATCATGCGCCCGTCAATCATCGACTGATAAGGCGCAATGTCAGGCAAAATGTAGTGACTGCGACCGCTTGCGTCACGCTTGCGCTCGACAAACTCACCATCGACCATTACATAAGTCCGTTTCATAGCAGCAACAATACTTCCTCGTCGTCCATTTCTTGATGCTCTCGCATCAGCCTTTCAACCCGGTTTAGGTCGCCTAACAAGGCATCCCAGTTAACCGTAGGTTGCTTAATGTTAACAGTTATATACGGTTCAACAATCGTTTCGGCAATCTCTGGGCGTACCTCTAACAGTTGCTCGTAAACCGCGATTAACTCTCGCTTACGCCTTTCACGCTTTTCTTGGTCTTCTTCCCACCGCTTTTTGCGGGTTTTGTCGCCTTCGTGGGAGTCACCAATGGTGATGATGACTGGGACGATTGACGGGGTGAGGGTGCCCGTTGCTCCGGTTGCATTAACCCCAGAGAGGGTTGCTTGGTTTTCGGCGGCAACAATACCCGTCGCACCGGTAGCAGATACCCCAGAAAGCGCAAACTCGCGTTGCTGACCGAGGGTACCCACCGCTCCCGTAGCGCCAACACCAACAAGCGCCACTTCGCCTTGCAGACTGAAATTGCCTGTTGCACCCGCAGCGTTAACGCCGGTAAGCGCAACCTCAACCGAATCGGTTTCATCTCCGACAAGCCCTGTTGCCGAAACACCAGATAGCGCGACAACGATGTTCGATACAGCAGTACCAGTTTGTCCCGTCGCAGACTCGCCAACGAGAGCAGCAGACGCTTGACTGCCGAGGCTACCAACACCACCCGTGCCGGTAACGCCCGTAACCGGAAGACTGCTCCATTCTGCGTCATCCCATGTACCTGTATCCCACGGCCCCTTCGCCACGGCTCATCACGCAATCCGCAAAAGCGCGGTTGATGCGTCACTAACGGGCATCGTCAGAATGAAGTTACCCGCCGTTACCGTCTGCGACCCAAACGTAAAAACCGCGACCGCTTTATCAGCCTGCGTGCTGTTGTACATCAGCACAGCGTCGAATGCCGTTGCCAGCGTCACGTTGGAATAGGTCAGCGAGGCAGAGGGCGTATAAAACGCCGTGGTACCCGTTGAGGTGGGCGCTGTGGCATTTGTGACCGTCACACCACCCGCGCTATAGCCTGTCCCGGAAACCTCTCCAGTAGCACTATAGGCGGTTGTAGAGGCGTTAACCGTTGCGCTGGCAAGGTACAACGCCGCCAAAAAGGTGTCCTTGTTCGTGTTTGCCCGAACTGGCGGGGTGCCAATGGCGTGTACACCGCCCAGAATCTCGACCTTAAACGAGGTACACATTGCCTGCGTGTTAGCCATCAGAATTTCTCCAGTTCGCCAAAGAGGGCCGGGGTTTCTTTCAGTTGGACATGGACAGACCGATGTACCAACTCGCCCTCATGCCAGTATTCCACCCATCGGGTGTGTTCGTGGTTGTTATTAACCTCGCCTTCGCGCTTGTCCAGCAAGGTTTCGTCCATCATGCCTTTAGTCGTCGTAATCATTGCAGACGCGGCTCCAGTTCAAGGGCTTGCTGTACCGCCTCAACACCCACCGCACGCCCGTCAGGGCCACGCACGATGCGCTTGGGAGCCGTCAGCGTAGTAAGCGCAGAACGCACGCCCTTCATGTTTTCGTCGTTTGACGATGCCATCTGACCGTAGAGCGCCACAAGGTTCTGCATCGCCTGCCTTACCTCGCCGCCCATGTCCTGCATGACGCGCTCGGTGACACCCTGCTGTTGCTCCAACGCGGGGATGTCGAGACCGGGATTGGCGGCAATACGGGCAACCATGATGCGCGTTGCAGCATCCAAGTCGGCTTTGTACTTCGCCATCTGTTGCTCGGCGGCGATTTTCTGTTGTGCAAGTTGCGCCTCAAACTGCTGCTTCATCTGCTCTAGTTGCTGGTCGTTCTGCGCCTTCATCGTCTCGACCTGCGATGTCTGCTGCAACTTAGCCTGCTCCAACTGCATCAGCATCTGCGACTTAGCCTGTTCAGCCTGTGCCTCCATCTGCGCCTGTTGCGCGGCGGGGTTCTCACGGGGCTGCGCTGCCATCTGCTTCAACTGCTCCGTTGCAGCGTCAATCGTACCCTCAAGCGGACGCGCCGCCTTGAACGCCTGCACGCCGTACTTGAGCAAGTCCATCATCACCGGGACAAGTTCCGGCGAGGCTTGACCGACCGGCAGCGCCTGCTGCAAGAAGCCACCGAAGGCTTGCATAAACTGGAGCCTGTCCTGCCGTTCTTGCGATTCGTCAATCTGCACAAGGCTGTCGGCGGCGATGTCGATGCGGAAGTTACGCAGCGGCTTTTCGCGGATAAGTTCCAACGCCTGCGGGATAAGCGCCTTGTCAGCATCCGACATCTGTTCGGCGGCAGAGTAGGCGAGGATGGTCTGCGGTTGGTACCGCATACACATAACTTGCGCTTTGAGCCTGATGACTTCCGTTGCAAAGAGCGCCACATCCTCTTGTAGCGACCGTAGCCGCAAACCAGCGTACTGACCCTTAATTTGCTGCGCTGTTGCCGTCTCCGAAGCCATCGACTGACCACGGATGATGTCGCTGATGCCCGTGATTTCGTATATCTGCGCCTTGATATCGCTTCGTGCCTGATAGCACTGGATGAGCGCCTGCGCGATGGTGTCGAGCGGCAGCAAGTCAACGCTACCCCTCAAGCCGCCCTTCTCGCTAAATGCTGCCCACTTGTCTACCGGGATAAGGGAGTTGTTATCCCCCTCGGTCATCAATCGCTGCAACGCCGGTTGGCTGGCATCGTACACGCCACGCACCCGCAAAGCCTTAATTAGACCGTCAATGCGGTCGGACAGGATGTCCAACTCCATCGCTTGGTCTTGGTACAACACGAAGTCGGGAACAGGCACAAGGCTGTCCGAGGTCGTCGTTGCGTACAGCGGCTTGGGGCAGGGGTAGAACCCTTCGAGGTTTAGCGGGTCATCGCGCACATCTATGACATGGCTCATGCCCTTGACCAGCCAATAGACCTTCAGCGTCTCCTTGCACCACAACTCGCAGACCTTGGCGAGATTGTACTGACGCTTGCTGTCGCGGTAAGCGTTAAGCGTCTCCGGGCCTTGGTCGGTCGGCACCTGACGCGCCATTTCCTCGCCAAAACGCTCTACGAGCGCCTCACGGGTCATGTAGACCCAACGCCAGACCTGACTTACCTCCTCCCAAGTGCGACCCTGTGAGTGTCCAAAGTCCTTCCAATGCACATAATCAACCGGGGCGCGTTCGTACTCAATCTGCTCAAGCGGCGGCGGTGCATCCTCACCTTCTTCCACGGCAGAGGTGACAGACACGCCATCATCCTCAATGCCGATAGGGGCAACGTGAGGCTCATACCGCACCCATGCCGTACCGCGACCGCCGAGGAACCTATCCTCAACATCGTATTTCATGGTCGAGCGGAAGTCGGGGTAATGCTCAATCTCAAAATCTAGAGCGCGTTCGACCAATCGCGCAGCGACACGACCAACGGGGTCGTTGTCACCGAAGCGGCGCTGTACGTCCGCTTTTGGAAGTTTGGCGTAGACGGCAGGGATAAGCGTCTGGACGTTCGACCATAGGATGTTGAACTTAGCCGTCTCGTTACCGCCAGCACCTCTAGTGTCGTCGCGGTACCGCTTAACAAGTTTCTTTACCCGCGCCTGCCACTTTGCAAACTCGTTATCGTAAGTGCCGATAATTCGCAGGTACTTCTCAAGTTCTTGGCTTGCGCGTTCGTCCATTGCTTAGTCCTTCTTGTTTCGCGCAGAGATGGCGCTTGCCTTCGCCCGTGCATCTTCCTTACTCGATGCACCCCACGCACGCAGCGCGAGCGCGAGGCGGGTAGGCTCGCCGTTCTTCTCCATCGGCCCCGCCGTGCCTGCCATGCGTGCAAGGAACGATGCGCGACGCGGATTGTCGCCCTTCTTCACCGGGGGCTTCAGCGTGCCACCCGTCTCGGCTTTGTAGGAAACGCGACCCTTGGCGTTCAAACCGCCCTTCGGGTTCTTGCCTTCCTTACGCTGCCACGCTGCGCTCATCAGTAACCCTTGTTTTCCGGTTTAGCAGTCTTCGCAGACTCACGGAACGCCTTTGCAGTCGGCGCACCCTCTGTGCCGGGTTTACGCATCCTCTCGCCGCTGCCAGCCTTAATGCGCTCCTGCTTGGCTAGGATGTTGGCGTAAAGACCGGGCTTACGGTTCATTTGCTAAACAGTCCAACCGCCAGCACAGCAGCGCCTGCACCCGTCGTGACCTTCCACGGGCCGGTAGCCGCGTTGAGGCCAAG